TCAGCAAACATGGTCTTGATGCGGCTGAAGGGTGAGTGGCGAGTGCGGGACATCCACACATTGACCCAGGCCATATCGCGCTGGACGAACGTGGGTTCATTGGTCAGCGTCTTCGCATCGGGGAACAAGTAATCGATATTCTCGATACCGTACGTGACCACGTGGGCCATGAAAGACTCCTTCAGGGAGCCGGTCTTCTGTGCGTCGGCGAAGATCGTGCGGATCTGATCGTGTGTCAGGGTCTTCGATTCGGTCACGGACTCTTCTTTTTCAAAAACGTTTTTCTTCATGAAAGTTTCTCCTTGTGAAATGGAATTGGGATCTTCGTCGGACTGAGCGGCTGAATCGCCGCCAACTGCCTGAGCAATAAGGGCATACATGACGTTCTTCTGGATCTCACTCATGCTGTCCACAACATCACCAACGGTCTCTTCGCCGGCGGCGTGTTCAATAACTTCTTCGTCTTTGGATTCTGAAACATCCTCATGCGCCATGCTGACGCCGAGAGAGATGATCGCTTCATCTTCGGACTCAATGGTGTCGTCTCCGTGTTGGAAACTGACATTGGTGATCTTAGCACCGGGATTTGCACCGGCAACCACCAGACTTACTTCAATGATTTGGCCGGAGTGGACCAGTTTGGCCTTCTCGACTAGTTGGTTAGCAAAGATCGACAGGGAGTCGATGTCACCATGCTCAACAAGAGCCTTGGCGGTCTTACCGGACTCAGTCCCGTTGAATTTACCATGGACCATCACCCCCTCGGGGAGTGCTTCGAGAATGCCATAACCCAGAACGTTCGATGGTTCCTGCTGAAGATGTTTCCAGACCAGAGGAACACGCTTACCGTTCATGTGAGCAAAAGCATTCGGAGCAATTGTGCGTCCATCACTGCATTTGATGTTGGCTTTTGTGGCCCAACCACTGAAATCCCACACATCAGTTTTTGACTTGTCTGCCATTTTGATTATTCTCCTTCGTTTTTAGGGATGCGAATTCTTGGGTCACATCCTGTGGATTTGGTTCGGGTGTTGCCTTTGGTTCGGCAATGTTTCTGTTACGAATTTCGTCAGCGCCCTTCGCCTTACTTGGTTTCCATCCGATTACTGCGCGGATGTCGTTCGGAGACGCAATCTCATTGCGCGTCAGTTTGTCCGCCAAATCGGGCAGACGTTCCGGAGTTACAATGCTAAACAGGTCTCTAAAGTACTTAACCGACTGACCCTGTGTTTGGGCCGTTCTTGATATAAACTTACGTTTCATCTCGATCGAGATCGTTGAACAAATCGGTTCAATCACGCGATTGAAGTAACTGATCAACTCATTCTCGTCTGCCGTACCATCCAGGATCTTTTCGGATAGGCCTAACTGGCTATATAGCATTCTCGTCAGGTATTCGATTTGAGCCATAAGATTGTTCTCGACTGGACGATTGAGTTGCGTGATCTTCTCTGTACCATCGGTATACGCAATTCCGTACTGACTATCCTTCAGTTGTTCCTGGATTGATGTTCGTCTTTCCTCTGCCTGGGCCTTTCGGGTCTCAGATTTAACAACGTAAGGGAGTTGAATGATTAAGTCCAATTTGCCAGAACCACTCTGTTGATCAATTGCATCGAGCAGGTTCAACTTGGCAATTAGACGTTGAGCAATGGAGTTACGTTCATTCATGATCGAATAGAATGGGTTCTGAATAATTCCTGTGTTGGACTTCGGAACCACAATCTCTTCTCTCTCTCCTTTGTTCTCATTGTAGACGGACACTCTCACGTGATGCGGATACCACTGAACGATCTTACCTGTTCTCATCGTGAGAATATCGAAGGCGTTCTGATTTACAATGCTAACAGAGGTGTCGGTCGGAATTATTGCCACTGATCCCTCATCAAACATCGACATGGCGATGTCTTGAATGAAGTCTCTATTCGTTTGATCGAGATTTGCTTCCAGGGAGAGGCAACTATTTAATCCCGAGTCGATCGTTTCGACGTAATTATCATTCTCATCCATACGGACATGACGAAACTTGATCATTGAGACATCTACCGCTATGCGAGTATAAATTGCACCGACGATAGACCGCTCATTGCCATAACCCAATCTTGGTTTAAACTGAGGTATGCTATACGCCGGACCATGTTGCTGGTAGGACTCTTCCTTCTGGTTTCGATCGAGAAAGACATTCACCGCCGAGCGAAGTCTATCTAAATATTTGTTTGCCACATGAGCACCTCCTATTCAAAGGCTTCTTTATGTAATTTGTAGGCAATATATGCATCCATCATAGCGGCAACATTGTCTATTTTTTGGTCGAACCTCTTTTTGAGAAGTTTACGATTACCATTTGTGTCTTCAAGGGTTATACAGTTGCCCATGGCGAAAGACATGAGTTCTTCGTCAAATTCTAGCAACTTGTCCTCGGAAAGTTTCTTCAATTCCCCCAGTGGTACAGACTCGGACTTGATACCCTGAATAACTTTTTCAATAGCGTAAGGACCATTCTCACGTTCCCATCTCTCCACGAATTCCTTCGCATTGTATGGGTCATACCCAAAGGCTCGGACGTCATATTTCCTTTCCTCGATGTGCTTCTCAAGGTCATCGTAGACCTCCATCATGTCGAGCACAGTTCCCTCAAGCACCTGAAGAGTACCCTCTTTTAGGAACATCTCATATTTTGCCCGCATAGCTCCGGGTAACTTCGATAAGGTTTTTGAGGTAATATAGGATCGAACCTTTATGCCGTATCCTCCGTGCGGGAGTGGGAAGACAAAGTCAAATGCACAGAAATCGTCTCCCTGTGAAAGATCAGCACCCAAAGCACAACGCATCCCCCAATAATCTCGTGGACGACCGGGTAGAGTCTCCTCATATGTAAAGAAGTAAGTGTATCCTTCCATTGGGATTCCGAAGCGCTTAGCCAGGATATCGTTACGAGAAGCTGGAGCATTTTCTGCTCTCTCAACGTCAAGTTGATATGTCTCATAGGTTACCGTCTTTCCAATATTAGGATTGGCTTTGAGCCACATTTCTGGATTCGAAACTTCCTCGACATCATCCAAACGATAGTACCATATGGATACGTGTGGGTTTGGATAATCCCCCCGCAATATGTCGAGCAGTTCCATTTTAATTGTATCACCACTACTGTTACGAACTGTGCCCTCTGAACTTACGGCTATGATTAGATAGTCGTCCATTTTGGAGGCACCCTGCTCGATAGCACCAACGACATCCTCTCGGATATCTCCAGATAACCACTCATCTACGCCCGAGATTTTGGGTCTTAATCCTTGGAGTTTATCAATCGACATAGGACGAATCTCAAGAAGAGATCCCGTAAGGAAGTTTTCAATTCCTTTCTTTGTCGATGCAAGTTTTACTCTGTTGGCTTTCGAACCGGTTGTGTTCTGGATGGAGCCCTCGGTGAGGAACTTAAATAAAGGTCCTCGAGCGCGAGTTATGGCGGTACGAATGGGTGAAACTACTTCGTCGGCCTGCTTCATGGTTGGTGCTGTGGTGATTTGATGGGTGGTCGACGTGTCTACATTCAGAAAATAATTCTGAATCAACGAAAGGTACATAGACTTCGCCGCACCACGAGCTATTATCAAGTATTGCTTATTGATCAAGCGCTTCTTGACATTTTTACGTACATATCGACCACCGTGTCCGTCTTTGTTGGGCTGGTATATGCTTCTTTCGACAAAGTAATACCAACCGAATATTTGTTCTGCCCAGAGTTTAAAGGTGTCGAGCAAATGAAGATCACTTCCATCTGTCAGTGTGCATTCGTGCTCACAAAACAAGATGAACCCATCAACTGCTTGATCGTCATAGTAAACTGAAGGATTTGCTATCAGATCGTCAACCCGGTTCATCTCTAGAGAAATCTCTCTACAGATTGGGATCTCTCCGCGTAGGACTTTCTCTCTAAACTCGGCATAATATTTTGGAGTGGCGGTGTTTGATAGGGCCATTATGATAAACCTATTCTAAGGGTTTCTTTTTAAGAACATTTGAAATAAGTTTATCCATTCCTGCTGTCGCATACTTAGTAATGTAACCCTTCGCAATGCTTTTTCCTGTTTCGAGGAGCATATCGTTGGCCAGTTTTCGACCAAAACTTAAATCGGTCTTTTTTAGATCCTTATACTGCTTCTCGAGTTGAAGACGAGTTGTGAGTTTCTTCAATTCATCGTTACTCAGTTCACTCACATGTTTCTTCTGAAGACCTCGTGCGGTTGTGTGATCGGAACTTGGTATACTATTCGCCGACCGACTCTTTCTGCGTCCCCACTTCATTCCAAGGATGCCAACGTGCTTTAATTCATCAGCCATTTAGGCCTCCTTTTCTATGGTCTCGCAGGACCAATATATGTGGTTTTTCCAGTGACCCAGGCCGCAGTTCTAATAACTCCAGGAGCAAATATTCCTGTCAATAGAACGCCCGCATATACGGATGTTATTGCGAGGCCTATCTTTCTGTTCCGCTCACGTTCTTTGAAATTCTTCTCCTGAAGAGGGGTCATCTTGTATTTTTCGACGAAACTCTTGGCAGCCTTGATTTCTTTTCTCGACGCCGGATTGAAGTCCTTGATTGTTCTTCCTCTTTGATCAACACCTATCCGAGTCATTGCGTCTGTTCGCGCTTCTCTCGTTGAGTGTCTATCATTAAGTATTCGATTTGCTGTTGCCACCGTTTCTTTTCCTGGTCGGGCCTTTCTATGTCCCCAGTGCATTCCTAGGACTCCGACATGTTCTAATTCATTTGCCATTATGGCCTCCTTTATTCTTCCGGAACGACCGGAGCGGGTGGAATGGGAACCTGAATGGAGAGTCTCCATTCGTATTCCTGAATTTGTGTTTTGATCGAGTCTAGAACAAAGGACGAGGAAGGTGGATCGAAGGCCAAACGAACTCGCAAATATACATAGGTCTTAGTTGCTACGTACATGGCCGGGTCAGTTAGAAGTTCGCTCCATAGTTCGGTGTCATCAGTAATAGTGAAGACTGTATCCGGACCCACACCCAATTGCTGAAGAAACATCAAAACCGAGTTGATGTGCATTATGATGTCTTCATCAAATGCGTGGTCGTCTGCCGGAAAACCGAGCAGTTTCTTGATTGAATTCAGTATACTATCTGTCATGGTTCTCCTTTACTATATACCAGTTATTGTAAGATTGTATTGTTTAATATCAGCAACACTTGGTAATCCTCTATAGTTTAAAGCAACATATTGGTTGGTTAATGGATTCCAAAAGAGATCTCCATATCCACCATCATGCCCATCTGTTGGCGTATCCTTTCTCCTTATTACCAGAGCTTTGTGTCTCCTGGTTTTCTTTGAATTGGTTCCTGTGGAAGTAAAGATCTATCCCCATAGTGTATGGCTTGATGGGTCATCTGGCTAACACATATGAGAAACTCTGGATTCAAGACGTCAGGGTTATGATGCCTTAAGTCTTCCACCCAGATTGGGTTCATGTGATGAATCAGGATCTTGTATCCTATCTCGAAGCCTTCTATACCAAGGTCGCAACCGTTGTCACGGAGTATGACCTGGTGTCTGACTGCTTTCCATTCGGTAGAATGGTAAAACCTCTGGTTGAAATATCGATCCCAACCGAAAGTCTGTTTGCCAACCTGACCACCGAGTTTTAGGTAATCGTATCTGGCTTCTAAAGAGTTAAACTCTTTTAGGACGGAATAACTTTTAGTCCCTTTCATTGTCCGGACTCTCCTCACCCTTATAGACCTTCATAGCCGACAGAGCGTCAGCGTAAAGTTCCTCAATCTTCTTCTGCGATTGAAGAGCCTCTGTTTTAGCTTGTAGTAGCAAGTTCTCCTTAACAAGTT